AGCATCTGACTACGGATCAGAAGGTTGGGGGTTCGAATCCCTCCGGGCGCACAAAGGAAAACCCCAGTAAGCAGCGCGTGTCGACTGGGGTTTTACCGTGTTTTCATAACCTTATATCGCACCCTCTACCGTTGCAGATCGTTGCAGGTCATTGAACCTCGTAGGCAACATGGAGGTAACAACGAAGCACCAAAGAGGTAACAAACTACCTCCCTCACAACACCCGGAACCTCGCCCGTCGCCGTTTAGCATCTTGCTGGGCCTTCTCCCCGTTCGCCGCGGCAATCCGCTGCCGTTCCCGCGCCAAGTGAGCCTCCATAGCGCCAGGGATAGCATCCAAACCCTCTTCCCACAGGTGCCCATAAATATCAAGCGTCATCGCCGCCGACGCATGCCCTAACATCCGCTGCACCGTCTTCACATCCGCCCCCGCAGCAATCGCCAACGATGCCGCAGTATGCCGCAACTCATACGTGTCGATACCATCAATGCCTGTCCAAATCTGCAAATTCTTCCAAACCACCCGCCACCTGGCAGCCGTCCACACCATCCCCCGCTCATCCGGCACCAACCAAGCATCATCCGGCCGACCCTCCGCAGCAGCCGCTAAATCTGCCAACAACTCCCCACCAATAGGCACCTCCCGATGCCGACGCGTTTTCGTGGGCCCCACCCTGCCGAGATCATCCACAGCCCGCCGAACCATAAGCCGACCCCGCACTGAATCCAAATCCTTCACCTTCAGCGCCTTCGCCTCCCCCGGCCGCAGCCCCGTCATCAGTAGCACCCGCAACAACAACCGTGACTCCACTGTCGGCGCAGCCCCCAGCAGCGCATCCACCTCATCAACCCTCAGATATCGGCGCTCACTCTTCCCCTGCGGCGGTAAATCACCTGCCCGCATGGGATTCGCGTGCACAACCTTCAACTCCACAGCCAAATCCAACATCGAATGAATTAACAAACCAGCCTTCCGCTGCGCAGAAGCACTCACCGGCCGCGGCACCCCACCATCAGGCACCCCCTTCATCGTCGTCATCGTGGGCAACCACGACACAACCTCCGCCCGTGTAATCTGCCGAACCAACCGCCTCCCCCACTGAGGCGCTACCCGCGCCCGCCACGTACTAACATAATCGCGCCGGGTTTTCTCACTAACCGTTGCCTTGCTAGCGATCCACGGCTCCCACAAATCCCGCAGCGTAATAGACGCTTTATCTTTCGTAATCCAATTACCCTCCGACTGGCCAGTCTCCACCCGCGCGATATAAAGCTCCGCTGCATCACGACTAGCAAACGATTTGGTCACCCGTTTACCATTCTCTGTCCACCGTGCTTGCCACCGCTTCCCCGCCCCCCAACGGCTAGTACGGATTCGCCGACCCCCCTGAGGGTTCGGCTTGGTCCATAAATCCTTGACATGAGCCATGATATACTCCTTAAAGAACCCATCTGCATGGGTTTCGTTTCCTCAAACCCCCGCTCCAGTTCTTGGCAGACATGAGCGGGGGTCAAAAATATTTCCAATGCGCTTACCGTTGCCGCAGTTGCTGGCTGACGACAAGGTTATAGCCGATAGTTGCTAGGGTGTTCCAAATACCGGCCAGAAGCATGACCACAAGTGACCCGCATGTCATCGTCAGGCCGATAGCAAGATCATCTCTCCCGTTGCCGGTGAAGATCGCTAGAAGCCCAAGGATGAACACTACAAGCCCGAGGTTGGCGATTAGAATAGCGATGGTCTGGTGCCGCTCAAACGGCTTTGCCGCGGTGGGCCCCGCATCAGCAACCGGCATCGGCCGTTGCATATACCCCTGAAGCTGCGGCTGATACTGCGGAAACGCCTGCTGTTGTGGAGGGGCAGGGGGTTGTTGCGGCAGCTGTTCCCCCTGCTGCGGTTGCTGCGGCTCCTGCGGGGTTTGCGGTGCCGGCGCCTGATGCGTCATTGTGTTTTCCTTTCTTCTGTTTTTACTGGACTAGTAGGGCTTCCACCCTGGCATTATCGGAACTTGTTGGGACAACCGTGCACACCCATTCCGCGCGGACTGTCGCCCCGTAACCGTTTTGGGAATCAACGTGCCCCCGCAGCGTCCATTTAGTGTGGGCGTCGTTTTGCAAAGCAGTGAAATCAAACAGGCTTTCAAACTTCGCAGTAGACGGCGACTTGAGCTGCGCTTCAACCTGTTTATGGCAAGCGTTCCGTGCGGTGGCTTTGGTCCACCCATTGATCTGATCGGCATCATAACTAGACGAACTGCTGCCAGAGTCGCCATATGACGAATAATCACTAGTGGAAGAAGTAGTCGCAGGCGTTGAACTGCTTGAAGAGGTATCACCAAAGCATGATGACACCCACCACAAAATGAGAATGAAGCCTATGCAGAGCCCGATAAGAGCGCAACCTGTTTCTTTGTCCGATGTTGCCGACGCTCTCGCCGTAGGCGGATTGGAAGGCGTTGGCGTGGCGCGGCTTGCCATGATTTCCCGCTCGTTTGCTTTAGCCCGCCTGGTTGCTTCTTTGCGCCGTTCCGCTTCGGTAAATGTTGCTGATTGGACATGCGCGAACTTTGGGGATCGCTGATTAACATACCCCTGGGTAGCGGCGCTCTGCGCTTGGGTGACGCCAGACGAGCTTCCCGACCCCTTAAACCGCCCCGGTAACTGGTACGACCACGGGTCCCGTTCTTTCCTCACCAGCTCAGGCAACGGGTTGGCTACGGGATCGTGTATCTGGGAGTAGCTTGCGCTCGCGGCAGGGGTGACATCTAAGGTGACCTGTATACCGTTAGCTCGAATCCATATCAGCGCATAGCACACAGCCACAAGACTTTTATCGTTGAAATGGTCAACAAAAGGCATAAGCTTGTTGCTGGAAACCTCAGTGAGCTCACCAAGATGGCGACCATTGAGGCATACCTCGATCACCGGGGCTTTCGTCCCCCGCATAACTTTATGAAGCGTGGCGAGAAAGCACGTGTCTCCAGCTGATAAGACATTCTTGTTCGCCTCGAAATACTCCTGGGTCTTCGTGACCTTGATACTCTTGCCCCGAGGGATGAGCGCCCAATCCAAGGTTGGGGGATTATTAAACGGGGCGATAGCCCCAGGCGGCAGCACCCCCACTTTTAGTTTGTAATATGGGGCGTCACCTGGTCCGAAATCAGGCCTATCCGTATTCGACCACAGTCGTGCCCGAACTCCAACATCAAACCCGCTCGCAGCCAACCGCGCTACCTCGGGAAAATACTTCGCAGTGTCTTCATCCGGCAGATACCCCAGCACCTGATCGTTGTATCGCACGGAGATCGCATGCCCACTATTGGAATGCGGATTATCCGGCTCCAACACTAGTGTTGCATCGAAATATCGGGCGCCCTCGGCATCAGCTCGCACCTGCCTGATAACCGTATTAACTTCCACCGCATGGTACCGCATACCCACCACATTTTGGCCGCACCAGGTTTCTGCAGGCTTCGCATCATAGACACCAACCATGGCTCCATTCCTTTTTCTTCATCTTATGTAAACCGCAGTTAAGATTTATCTTATGATTCATCTAGGTGCTTGTATATAGTTTTGATGGAATGATGTTTGCAATACCCTCTTTCGGGTTTATCAGGCATCCATAAGGAATCTCGCATATGTGCCCGAGCGATACATTTCCTGCCACGCCTCAACCATAAAAACCGTCACCCCCAGCTCATGAGCGACCCCGCTCAGCGACGGATGGACACACTCGGCCGCCGCATACTCCTCAACTGTGATTAACTGTCTCGCCGCCCACCGATTAGCCGTCAGTTCCTGCTTCGCCCGCCACCACCCCACAGCAGCCGAATCATGCCCCAACGCCGCATGCCCCACCTCATGCGCCAACGTGCAAAGATGCGCCACCGGATGCAGCCCCCTCCGAATACTGATCGCGCGCCGGGGCGCATTCCAGAGCCCCTTCTTGCCACCAACATGCGTACATAGGGTGACTCCTAGGGATAACGCTAAATCTTCAAGGTTGTCGATCGTTAGCATTCCATTCTCCTAGAGATATGAAAAAATTAAGGATAATCATAAGGAGAATGAAACAAAAATATCAAATTAGCCTACGGCCCATCATGATAATCATCATCACCCGGCATCGGCTCATCCGGCGAATCATCCGCCGCCGCCATCTCCGCATACTGCCAACCATCATCAGGAGACGGGGTGACTTCTGGTTTCGTTTTGTAGCGCTTTCGCTCAACAAGCTCATCAAGTGGAACCGTGAACTCGTCAGTTTTTGCGCCCAAGCGCATTCGATTGAGCACCTCGTCTGCCAGCCACTCTTCGGGCGCAAGTTTTAGTGCTGCCCTTATATCCGGGATAGTTCGCCACGCGGGGTCGATAACTTCAAATTCAATCAGGGTTTCCAGAGGGTGGTGCCCGTATGCTGCGCCGATTTTGATTAAGTTTTCGATACTCATTCTCCCCGTAGCTATTTGATGCTGCAATGTTCGTTTGGGGATGCCTGTGCGTTGTGCGATTTCAGGGGCTGTATCAGTGGTGATATTTGTCAGCCATTTTTCGAGATTCATACGGCGATTGTAACTGAATTGCTATTTGCGCGCAAGATTTGCGCGAGTATTTACCATTGGAAACTTGATTTTTCGGTGCAGCTGTTGCGTCAACGGCGCAAGGTGTGTAATAATGGCGCCATGAGCGCAAACTTTGCACCAATTCGAATAAAGGCCTCGGTTTTAGACCAGGCTAGAAAACTACATGGCCTTACATCCGATGAACAGTTAGGTGCTGAACTCGGATTGTCCGGCACAACCGTGCGCAATCTGCGACATGGACGAACGAGCCCGACCTTGGCCACGGTACTGAAAATTAGTCGCCTAGCAGGTGTCCCAATCGAAGGTTTGATCGTCGAGCGAGTAGACGAATCTGCGGCTTAGTCGCTGGGGTTGTCGTAAAGCAAGGAAGAAAAAGGAAAAACAATGAAGAATTTGGATGTTGTGGTTCGTGTGAAGCGCGAGCCGTCGCTTGCCGAGCTGCGGCCGGTAGCGGAAGCCCTCACAACGCTGATTGATGAGGGGTTGGTTGATGTTTTGATCGTAGGCGGCGGTACGGGGGATACCAGGGTTCCTCATGTGTCGGAGTTCATGCTGTTGGGGTTGTGCACTGCAGATAGTGTCCAGCCCGAGGTCGTGCATGGGAATATCACGGTGTTGCAGCATGCGCTGCGGCAGGAGGTGGATTCCCGTGCCTAGCCGGAAGATTGATGACCTCCAGGTGTCGATCACTGATGTTGGGGTGGAGTTGGCCCAGGACGGGGTTGGCGTCGTGCAGGTTGACGCAGATTCGATTATGCGACTCATCGACGCTTTACAAGACGCCTGGTACCAGCATGCCGGGGTGCCGCCGATGACGGACCGGTTCTGCAACATCGGCGACGGCCTGTACGCAACCCGAGACGGCGGAACAGTTCGCTTCTACGACGAAGGCGAATTCCTTTTCCGGGTTCAGCGGTTCCAGTTCCCAGCGATGATGAGCTTGTTCGCCCCGGAAGATCCGAGTGCTGCCCAGGAGGTGGCTGTTGATGCCTAACGAGTTTGTTTTCTCGGGTGTGGGGTGTGGTTTGTGCTCGGGCCGGGCCCCCCCCCCCGGGGCGGGCCGTTGGGGGGCCGCGGGGGGGCTCAGATTCATATTGATCTTGAATCATTCCCCCGGCTGTGTTCGATGTTGCAGCTCACCTACCAGGCCAATGCCGGCCTAGGCGCCTAATAACCCTTATTGCTTGTGGCCCCTTCCTCGCTTGGGGAAGGGCCGGGAGGGGGCCACTTAGCACCTACACACAGAAGAAAAGGAATTTTAGTAATGATCTCGTTTATTGGAATGCTGGCCGCGATGGTGTCCATGGCGTTAGCTACGTGCTCGCTGGCGTTAGCTGTTGTCGTCTATCGGCGGACCCGGGGGGCCACCACTAGTCGCCAAGAAACGGCGCAGACGGCACCTGCTGCTGCCGTGCCAGCCACTGTTGTTGTTGCCGGAGGTGGTGCTGTAGACCGCGCGACTGGGCGGCCGCTTATCACCCCATGTTGGTTTAGTCGCCTCGTGGCTCCTCTTGATGCTTGGTCTGCTTGCCTGGTGGCATCTTATCTGTGCGCTGTGGGGGAGCGGCTGTTGTCAGGCCGGGTGTCTGTTGGTTGTTGGCCCCGTGCGGGGCAGTGCCGGGGTTCACTGCTCGTGATGTGTCGATTGGTGCGGCTATTGCCACTGCTTGCTGTTTGGGTGGGCCGGCGTTTGCCCCCTTGCCAGGCGGAGGCGGCAGGGAGGGGGCCGCCTGCTCGTAATGCACACTTCTTGTCGCTGATAGCGGAGGCAAGAACCCCCTATAAACCAGAAAACCGGGGGGGGGCCACAACCAACACAAACACACCCACCCCCACCCCCACGAA